ATGGCTTTAAAAGTCGGAATTATTAAAAGCTCGGACGTATCAAAATGGTGTGAATACAAGGGGGCTGATGGCGAGGTACAGGCAGAATTCAAAGTCCGTGGTATTGCCTATAAACCTTTTCAGGTAGCTATTGAACGAGCAGGAAACCAGATTTCATCCAAAGGCTATGATGTGATGGTCAAAGATGAAAATGCCAAGCTTTACCATGAACTTTTAATGGATGCATGTGCTGCCCATTTAATTGAAGACTGGAAGGGTGTGGTATTCGCCGAGATCGTAGACGGTAAAACTGTTGAGTCCGAAAAGCCATACACTCCTGAGAATGCCTCAAAGCTTCTTAATCTTGGTGATATTGGTATTTCAATCTGGTTATTCATTAAAGAACAGGCTCAGAAGATTCAGGAAGAAGCCGACAAGGACAAGGCTTTAATTCTGGGAAAGTCATCGAGCTCTACAAATACCAAAAAACGTATGCGTCGAAAACGCCGCACGAAATTGAACAAATCAAATTCTTAGGTGGCCACATTCCGGATCCACCAGAATATTCTTATGCGGCTGAATCCATTCTTTCGGCATTTAGCACTATATGCAGATCCAGACGATATGAGCAGGGTATCCCTTTATCTTTAGATCAGCAGGCAATCAATGTCTATGCAGAGCATAATGATTTGCCAGTGGCTGCTCATATTTTTAATGACTGTATTTTTGCGTTGGATAACTTGTTTTTGGAGGAGTGCCATAAGAAGGCGACGCAACGAGCGACGAAGACTTAAATGCTGACGTGCGATACTTAACTGTGAACAAGCGACGGGATGTAACGCGATTGATGTAACATAATACGGTCAAGTGGTTGACATTGACTAGGCGATTCTGTATTGACAGGAATGTCATTATCAAATATTCTATCAATGTAGTCGCAGCGCGGTATAAATACACCACGCCTAGATTGAGGTACGATAAACACTGCGATAATCGTAAACGTATTGTAAATACGTTGCCTCTAGGTGCCGCACCGAATTCTAGCCTCTAAGTTTCTTAGGGGCTTTTTAATGCTTGATAATAAAATATGCGAACATTTATATACTTGGATGAAAGTGGTGATTTAGGTTGGAATATGGAAAAGCCTTATCAAAAGGGTGGTTCCAGTCGAATGCTTACGTTAGCAGCAATCTGTTTGCCTGAGAATAAGGTTAAGTATGTTCAGCGTATTGTAAGAGCATTATATGAAAAAAGAAAAAGACCTTTAAAAAATGAATTAAAATCAGTTGATTTGAATCTAAAAGATAAAGAAATATTCGTCAAATTGACTGCGAAACTTATCAAAGACCATCCAGATATACAACTTCGCTCAATTACAGCAAATAAAGAATTTGTTAATGCAAGATTCAAGAACGACCCAAATGCTTTCTATAATTATATGGTGAAACTTTTACTTCTTGGGACTATCTGCAAGCATAAATATGTAGATTTTATGCCTGACAGAAGAAGTGAGCGGGTTTCGTTGAAATGGAATATGGGTGAGTATTTAAAACAGATGGTTTTAGAGTGTAGCATTGAAAACCAAATTGTTAACCAGTCATGCAATATTATGCCAATGGATAGCTCAAAGTGCCTTGAGCTACAATTTATAGACTTCTATGCAGGTTTAGTCTGGTCGGCATATGAATTTAAAGACATGACTGCAAGAAAATTCATGGCAGAAAACCGAAATACCAACCATAAGCTTTTCTTTCCAAAAGAAGACAAAGTGGATAACATTGTTGATGAAGCTGTCTAAACCACCAGAAGATGGTTTTTTATTGCGCCATTATTAACCACTTGTTAAATTACCCTCAAATATGAGGGTGTTTTTATGTAGAGAAAAGCCCCGAAGGGCTTTTTTGTTAGAAGACTACCAACCACCAGAAATTCGCAAAGCACCAGCTAGCATTCCCGATTCCATCAATGGATGAAACCAACGGTCGCTATAATGTTGATTGCCTGTTGTGTAGCTTATGGTTTTTAAATCATCACTAATGATTTTTCTATTAAGTGGCCCTCTTAAATCCATTGCCCGAGTAAGTTTTAGAACTGCAATATTAGTTTTAAAAGCATATTCAGCTAAGTAGTGTCCTTGCTCGTTGTTAAGCATATGTACTGCTCGATAGATTCGACTAGTCGCAAAGTTTTGGGAAATAATTGCATCAATTAGGTTCTTGAGCAGCTTAAATTGATCTTCATCAAATAAAGAACCTTGTTTTTCAGCCTTGCTGTACATAGCAATTAAGTGGTGAACATACTCCACAGCCACAGGTATTACATCGTATGGAATTTCATCAATATGCTGAACATTGAAACGCTGATGAACTAATTTATAAGCATCGCTGTAATTCAAATGCTTAGTTTTAGCTACAAGAAGATTTACAGCATTGGTTAGGGGTTCACGTTCTGATTTGTGGGTTTTGGCTAAAATCTCTTTACGGACAAAATAGCAATCCTCAAGTTGCTCGAAAACTTCCCATGCTTGGTCTGTGTCTAACATCTTGGCATGACGTGCAGCACCGCGTTCTGTCCATAAGATAAGGGATCGAGTTTTATTTGAAATTGCAGGGAAATTTGCAAGTGACTTTAAGTCACCTACAAATTTTTTCAATTCTTCACCAATAATTTTGAAGAAGTGTTTACCTTCTACAAACCGCTCTTTATTTCGAGAATAGTTTTGTTTGATGTTGTCTGTATCGGTTCCATAGAAATCAGCAAGCATTGCTGTAGTAACAACTGGAACAGATTTGAAGTTAACAATTGATATTTTGGTATCGTTGATTTGTGCTATATTAGACATGTCTTAAATCTCCATTGGTTTAGACATAAACCCCTTGCCTGATTTCGACGTCTGCAAGGGGTTTTCTTTTTCATGGCTTTTAGCCTTGATGAAGTCATCTTATTTAATATCTTTTATTGTGTCAATTCTTTTTGTTGTGCTAACACAAAAAATAGTAATTATCTTTTATTGTGCTACAATATTCTAAAATTTAACTTGTGGTGCAGCAATGGAAGTAAAGAATAATGTTGCTTGTTTGCGTGAAAAAGCAGGCTTAACGGTTTATGAGCTATCAAAGCGGTGTGGTTTTGTTAGTGGTAGCAGAGTTCTATCAAACTATGTGACAAGAGCCGAGCAGGGACATTCTGTCAAGATCGATACAGCCTTACTTATATATAAAGAACTCAAAAAAGTAGGTGTATGTAAAAATTTTGAGGATGTATTTTGGCTTGACCACATGGACTAGTAGAGAATCTTCCTTTTTAAGTTCTTGATGACATTATTTTGTCCATTTGTTAAATTGTGTGAGATTAATAACAAATGGATTACATTATGAAAAAGATTTTATTAGCGGGATTTCTTGGATTGGGCTTAGCGGGGTGTGCGACAACTCCCCAACAACCCTCAGAGCCTGTAAAATTTGAAAAGGTTTATCAAATTGATGGATTAAACCAAGCACAGATTTATGATGGCGCTAGACAATGGTTCGCTGTAGCTTTTGCTTCTGCTAACGCAGTAATTCAATATGAAGATAAGGCATCAGGCACTATCATTGGAAAGGGCAATATGCGATATCCTTGTTCGGGCATGGAGTGCTTGGCAATGACAGGAAACGAACGTGTTGATTTTACTGTAAGAGTGGACACTAAGGATGGGAAAATGCGCGTGGGTTATGATGGTTTAACCTATAGCGCTCCATCGCACATGAGTGCTGGAATAATGATGCCTGCACAAAATTACCCTATAACTGAAAGTAGGAAGTCCACACCACTGATTATTAGTAAGATTAATACTCTATCGGATGATATGGCTGAAAAGATTAAAACTCAGCAGAAAGTAAATTCGAATTGGTAATTAAAGAAGAGATACAGCATGAGCACACCACAATATCAAACAATGAAAGAAAGTGAAGTTTGCAATGCCATCGGATGGGGGTTAATTGTTCTAGGTATTATATCTGGATTTATTTTTATACTTGTGTTTGGCCGAGTTGAAGTTCCAAGAACTTATTATGGCACCGAGACCGTATGGTCAGGAATCATGGTTATTACAGGTATCGGGATAATCTTAAATGGATTCTTAGTGGGCTATCTGTTCCAAAAGGTTGCCAGCATATTGAGATATCACGAGAACAAGAGCGCATCTTAAGCAAAAACACTAACCCAAAAATCAACCTTAACAACCCACTCATTGAGTGGGCTTTTTATTGCCTAGAGGAAAGTAAGATGGCACAAGAATCACGTCTCGTCATTGTAATTGATGCAAAAAATGCAGAACGAAATGCGCGCAATCTAGGCAATGAACTGGATAGTATTGAGCGTAAAGGTGAGTTTGCATCTAAGTCTATGGACAACTTATCTGTAGCTACGCGAGCACTAGCTGGGTATATGGCTGGGCTAGTAACAGTAAGTTCTGCCATTTCAAAGATGGATACATATACTGGACTACAAAACCGCCTTAAGTTGGTCACTAATAATCAAGTTGAACTAAATAAAGCTACGGAAGACACTTTCCGAATTGCTCAAAAAACCTATTCAGCATGGGATTCTGTTCTACAGGTCTACCAGCGTTTTAGTGATAATGCCAAAACTTTAAACCTCACAATGGATGACACAGCACGTTTAACTGAAACAGTTTCTAAAGCTGTAGCAATTAGTGGTGCAAGTGCAGAAGCTGCTGATGCAGCTTTAGTTCAATTCGGACAAGCGTTAGCAAGCGGCACATTACGTGGTGAAGAGCTTAATTCTGTAATGGAGCAAACACCAGCTTTAGCAAAAGCTATTGCTAAAGGTATGGGTATTACTGTAGGTGAATTACGTTCAGTAGCTGCTGAAGGAAAAATCACTTCACAGGAAATCGTTAAAGCACTTAAAAATGTCCAAGATGAAGTTGATGCTCTTTTTGCTAAAACTGATATAACAATCGGGCAGTCTCTCACACTCCTAAACAATGAAATTACTAAATTTGTAGGAGAGGCTGGTAAAGGAAGTGGAGCAGCACAGGCTTTATCAGGATCGATTCAGTTACTAGCAAATAATTTGAATTTAATTGCAGACAGTGCATTTGCCATAGGTATTGGCTTAATGACAAAAGCCGTTTTAACAAAAACGGTTGCTGTACAAGCGAGTATTGCTGCGTCAACCAAACAAGTGTTTGCCACAATTGCTGAACGTAATGCAAATATTGCAGCAGCAAAAGCTGAAGTGGAATCTGCGCTTGCCGAAGCACAAAGTACGCAGGTGACACTAACGAACATCAAAGCTACTCATGCTCAGATCATGGCAGAAATAGAACTCGAAAAAGTTCGTTTAAAAGCCCAAATCACTGAACAAGGTCGCACGGCTACCATCACACGAATGGCTCAGCTAGGACGATTACAAGCTCAAGTTGCGTTAGAGGTTGCTGCTGCGGAAACAGCACAGTCTGCAGCTTCATCTAGATTATCAGCAGCCTTAACAGCGCAATCTGTTGCTACTAGCCGTTTAGCTTTAGCAAAGTCAGCGCTTATGGCGATTTTTAGCCCAATGGGTTTAGCAATTGCAGCAACAGCCGCATCTTTCTATTTACTAAGCAGCAGTTCGGATGAAGTCAAAGAGTCTCTTGCAACACAATCTGACTCGGTTAGTGATTTAACAGATAAGTACATAAAGTTAAATACTGTGCAAGCATTAACAGAGGGTGTGCGGTTACGCAAAGAGATTGAGCAGCAAAATGATGCAATTGATGATGCTAGTGGAGCTATCAAACGTTTTGCTTATATCCAAAAGGAATTATTTAAATTATCTGGCAGTGATTATGAAGATTATCAAAATGCCATTAAGTCTATTGCTACAGGTGCAAGCGATGCAGGTGATCTCTTAAAAAAGATGATTTCATCTGGTCGTTTTAGTCAGAATCAAATTGATAAACTCATTGAGTTCTCTAGTGCAGTAGCAGAATCAAAAAATAAGATTGAGCAAGGTAATACTGCTCTAAAACTCTTAAATGCTACTTCTAGACAACATGTTGAGGTAACGGCCGAATCAATTAAGCAATTAACAATTCAAACAAACTTAACAAAAGTCGCTACTCAAAATTTCACTGACATGAAAACACAAATGCTTGATTCATTACGAGCACAAGTGGAATTCATTCGGTTAAATGGTGGTAGCGAAGAACAAGTTAAATCGTTGAATAAGGTAATTCAGGCATATTCTTTAAATCAAATTTCAGCAACTGATGCTGTGAGTAAGTTCAATAGTACAGCCAAAATTCCTGCTGAAAATATCAAGGGGTTACAGGATCATGCTACTAAAACGGATCAGTCTAAAATTGCGTTGAATCAGGCTAATGCAGAGCTAAAGAAACAGAATGACTTGCGTAATGAGTATCTAAAGCAACATCAAACTGTACTTGCTGCTCAACAAGGAGAAACAAATGAATTAAACAACCAAGTCGCTGCTCAAGAAAAGTTAAATAAGTTACGAGACAACGCCAACAAAGATATTCTGAAAAATGATTTTCTTATAAAAAACACTAAGGCATTTGGTGGTGGCGAAAAGGGTCTTGATAAGGCGCGTGCGGCATCAGAGTTTTATACCGACAATAAAATTCCGATGACTAGAAGTTTAACTAGTCAGGAAGCTGCAATTTTTGAGGCTTGGTATAAGAAGCAGAAGGAAGCCAAGGACTTACAAGAAAGTATTACCGAATCTAGCAGAAAGCAAACCAAGGAAAGTGAGAAAAAACTTAAAATCACACAAGCTGAATTGGAAGTAGCCAAGCGATCTGCTGCTTTAATTGAATCGAGTGGTTTAGGTAAATATGCTGAAAGCAAAGGGATACCATCAAGTGTAATTGCAGGCTTATTGGCTCAAGAATCTCAAGGTATTCGAGAAGCTAAGAGTCATACTGGTGCAATAGGATATTTTCAAACAACCAGTGGTTATCGTAAACAGAACAATATGTCTGTTGCTGATAGTTATGACTTGGAAAAGTCGGGCAAAATTGTAATTGATAATATCGCCAAGGTTTATGAAAAAACAGGTGACTTGGCTCAGGCAATACTTTCCCATAATGCAGGTGAGGGTGGAGCAAGACAGTTTACTAAAACTGGCAAGGTTAAAGGCAGTGCAGAGCGAAATAAGGAGGTTTCGCAGTATGTAGCTAAGGTTTCAAGGTATTCCGATATCATTGCTGGTGGTGTTGGCAAAGGCGGTTTATCCGATGGTGATAGCGATAGAGCCTATGGAAAGCAAATCAAGGCACGTTTAGAGTTAGTTAAGCAAGGTCTAAACCTTCAAGAGCAATATGAGGAGGAGCAAGCGAAGCGAACCAAGGCTCGTAACGAAGAAATTAACCTTGCGCAACAAACGGGTCAAACAGCCTTAATTCCTAAAATCAAAGAGCGATATAAAGCTCAAGATGAACTCGCCAAACTTCAGCAAGATTTTGAAGTGAATGGTTATAAGTGGACTGAGAAGCAAAAGCTTGAGTACACATATGAAACCAATTCTTTGCGATTAGTTGCTGAGGGTAAACTCTCTGAAGATCAAAGAAAGGTTGCTTTAGGTGGCCTGGAATTGCAAAAACAGCAAGAGTTAGGGTTATTAAAACTAGCTCAGGAACAGCGTTTATTTCAGGCACGTTTATCTCTGCTTTCGGAAACTCAGGCCATGCAGGAACGTTACAGACTAGAACGGGAGGAAATTCTTAAGAATACCAAACTTTCTATAGAAGAGCGGCAAAAGCTAATCGGATTGTCTAAAGCTAGTCAGGATAAAGAGACTCGTGATAAGGTGAATAATGCTGTTCAAAACTGGGGTAATATCCAAGCGGATATGAATGGTACCGGAGAATTTTTCAGACAGGATCAGGAACGATTTAGCCGTTTAAATGCTGCAAATGATTTAGCAGATAGTCAATTTGCTGCTACCGACCTGAATGAGCAAAACTCTTTAGATGGTTTGAATGCTCAATTCGAAGCTGGACTAATTAAGCAGCAGGATTACGAAAACCAGAAAACAGCTATCATTCAAGCTGCTCAAGATCAACGTAATCAGATTGCTGCTGAATATGCAAAGAATGCTCAGGATATTGAAGATAAGTATCAACAAGATCGCTTGAACACTCAAATTGCATTTGGTGGCCAAATGATGGGTTCACTCACATCGATGTTTGGTTCAATGTTTGGCGAGCAATCAAAAGCATACAAGATCATGTTTGCTGCTGATAAAGCTTATGCCATTGCAGCTGCAGGTATTTCTATTCAGCAAAGTATTGCAAAGGCGGCTAGTGTTGGTTTTCCAGCAAATATCCCATTAATTGCAAGTGCTATTGCACAAGGTGCAAGCATCATTGCAAACATCCGGGCAATCAAAGATCAAGGCTTTGCTGAAGGTGGCTACACTGGTCGAGGTGGGAAATATGAAGTTGCTGGAGCTGTGCACAAAGGCGAGATTGTATGGTCCCAAGAAGACATTAAACGTTGGGGTGGTGTTGGTTTAGTTGAGAGAATGCGTAAGAGTGCAAACCCTGAAGCTTTTCTCAATAACAATGCTTCAGCTGATAGTGTCATGCGCCGTGCAATGATGAGCTCTAATGCCTTTATAGAAAGCCAAAAGCAATCTGATATCTTTAATCAACCGGTTCAAGATACTCAGATTATTTATAAGGGTAATAGAGACACACCTAAGTTAGCTTCTTCGGCAAATTCTGACCTGTTCCATGACGGTAAAGTCTATTTCTCATCCAATGGTTTAGTTCTGGATCGCTCAAATCTGGATGATGTTCAGGACTTTACTTCAGGACGTGCTTCACGCCCTCAAGCTGAGATTAAGCCTTCAATTGAGCCAGCTTCATCGATAATCAATTTCAAAATTGAAGTGATTAATCAGGTGAGTGGGGCGACAGTTGAAGCCGAACAACTGGATGAGCAAACAGTCCGGATCATTGTTAAAGATGAAATGGATAAGCAGCTTCCAAGAACGGTACCGAAGCTTGTAAGTGATCAAATTGGTAATCCAAACTCAACTATTAGTCGATCTTTGACTGAGAATACCACTGTAAGGCGTAACCGTTAACTATGTGAGGCCGCCGAACGGGGGGGCATTTCACTACCTATACGCTGTATTCGACTTGCTTTCTAACGATATGTACAAAGTGTTTCTGACTTTCGATACACTTTGTTTCATATATTTAAGATATTTAAACGTTTATCAAGACGACGTTATTTGGCGTGTAGTTTTTCTAAAGTAATAGAATTAGACAGATTATGAAAGTTTCTGGCTTGACTACTTATCGGAACTACGATATTGACTTCGGTAGTAATTTCAACGTAATATTCGCGCTAAGAGACCTTCTTATTAATTAGTAAGAAGGTGTTTTCGTCTCTGGAGTGTATAGCCTTGGGAAAATTAAATCTAGTGTTAACTATAAAGATTATAGTCTCCTCAAATATGTGTATTCATCCGTAATAATTGCATATATTTGTTCAATAGACTTGTATAACAAACCTTGATTAATTCTATATAAATCATATTAGGCATACCATGACTGAATTTAAATGGCAAATTGATAGTATCCGTACTGTATTATTCTTTAACGGAGAAATTAATTTTAAGAAAAAAGAATGGTCGAAAAATATAACTGGGCTTGAAATTTCTAATGAAATGACCCAATCGGAAGAAAATGGACGTTTGATTCAATATGTTGAAATTACTAATCTTGATAGTAATAAGCAATTTAATTTGGTTTATTTAAAAGATCAAAGCTTAATTGATTTACAATTAGTATTTGAAAGAGATGAAAATTTTTATACTTTCAATGAAATAATCAAAGAGGTAGATTTTTTTTACGAAAAAATTAGCGTATTTTTTGATCAGCTCAATGAAAAGATTATTCGTATTGGTAATGTTGTTGAGCTTAGTATACCTGTTGATAATGAAAAAATAGGTTGTGATTTGTTAAGAAGTAATGTTTCTTATTTAAATAACATGCAGGAGGATTTAGAAGAAATTAGTTATAGAACTAATAAATCATATTTTATTGACAATATTAAAATTAATCAGGTTGTTCAGTATTCTAATGGTCAGAAAATGTCATTGGTGATTGATCCTAATATAGGAATTCCCAAGGCTAAAGTGCAAAAAAATATTCTAATGAATATAGATGTTAATACAGATGCTTCTCATAGATCTGAATTAGATTTCTTAAAATTCATTCCATTATTACAAGATTCAGTAAAAAAATTAATAAGAAATGGAGGTACTTATGTTAGTTGATACCTATTCAAGCTCATTAAGTTTACCTTCTTTTTCGAGTAATACACTAAATTCTATAAATCGTAGTACAACTGTAGTTTCTAATTATAATGGAGTTGCTAATCGCGTAAATAAAAGCGTTGAAAATTTCATTGATCATACTGAATCAATGCGTGTTTTTTTTAAAAGCTTTCTAAATAATCAATCAGATTTTCTTGCGTTTTTTTTATGCTTATGTGTCATTGGTTCTTTTCAATCATATGATCTTAGACTTGATAGTAAAGATAATATTATTTCACCTGAGATATTTAAAGATTCTAAAAATAGTTTTTGGTGGGATAAAAAACATTATTTTGAAATATATAAATTAGAAGCAACTAATAGAGGAAGAGAGGCTTCTGCATATATGACAGTATTAATGCATCAAGCTGTACAAGTTGAAGACCTTAAGTTTTTAAATAATTTTTTTCAAGAGTTAAATAAAAGTAGTTTAACTTCATGGTCTCTCATAGCTTTATTACGCTCAACAAATGTTTATAAAAATCAAATTTCATTGTGGAAAGAAATGTATTTATATACTCAGAACGTTGTTATAAATGAGGGATTAAACCCAAAACGTGAGATGTATGGCTTAGATCGCGGTTTAAATATATAAATTTTAGTTGTGAGTAAGCTTTTATAATGAATGCAAAATTTCAACTCATTAAAGACATTAATTATAAACCCAAAGACTCACAACTTGGAGTCATAATTAAAAAGGTAACATCAGAACAAAATCATACTGGTTTTGTATTTATTGAAGATAATAAATTAGTACTAGCTCATTTTGGCTGGCATGAAACCTATTTTTTTCAAAGACGTAATGACTCTGACGGTTATGCTATGTACTGGTTTGATTTAGAAAAAATTCCAGAAAGAACTCTTGTACATATAATTAATGAACTTGAACAAATTTCTCATAATAAAGATTTGAATAATAATGAAGTTTTCTATTTTCCTGCTCCTTATGGAATCGTAAATTTTGGTGGATCTAGGATCTCAGGAGGTGATTTTCTAAGTACCCCTAATACGGTAGGTGATAGCCTTACATGTTCAGTTTTTGTTAATTGTATATTTGAACAATCCGGTTTTCCAATCCTAGATTTAGATACCTGGAAAACAACAGAGCAGGACATTGAATGGCAAACTAGTATTCTTGATAAATTAATTGGAAAATTGAGTCCAGAGTTTATGCGGATACAGCGTGAAAATGTAGGTAAAGTTCCGCGGTTACGTCCAGAACAAATGGTTGGAGCATGTTGTGTTTTTGATTATGAGCTAGTTGATTTTGATACAGCAGATAGTGCAGCAATAATTGTTTTAGAGCAATTAGAAGCGCTAGGTTGTTAATAAATAAATTTAATTTTAAGTGATGTTTTTGTATTTATATTCAAAAGTAATATCTATTAATTTCTAAAAATTAATCAAGTTAACTTTAATAAAAGAACCCGCGAAAGCGGGTTTTTTTATTACCTGAAGGAAAGTTATGTACAAGTTAAAGCTAAATCCTCAGACCAGCGGCTATGGCGTAACACCGGGTGATGATGTGAAACGTCAGCAGATGGACGGCGGTCGTGGTCGCTATTACATCGATGTAAAACGTAATAGCCACATTGTTGATGTGAACTGGAATTTAAGTAAAACCGATTTCAATAAAATGATGGCGTTCTGGCGGGTATACCAGAACAAGCCAGCCTCATTTTATGCGGATCTGGTGATTGATCAGGGAGCTCGTCAGCAATACCTGTGTAACTTCATTCCGAACTCGTTCAAGACCAATGAAGTGAATGGCAACCTTTACCGGGTAAATGCACAGCTCGAAGTTGTTCAAAACCAGCCTAACCTTACTGCCGATATCGCTTTGATTAAGGATTGGGAGGTCTAATGGATAACGAATATGCCAAATTCTTTTTCAATCGGAAAGTTGATGTCTATCAATTGGAGTGTATTGAGCTTTCTCATCCTTCTTTTATGAATACATACCGAATAGTCCGTAATGATGACCGAGGTGTTTATGTTCAACATAAGGAGGGATCCGGTCAGGTCTATTATGAATTTTTGCCAGCATCTATTCAAAGATCCGGAATGCTGGGTGATCTGGACCAGACATTAACAGTCTCTATATCTGGTTTAGGTGATGTAATGCCGGATGAGTTTGAACGGGTAATCGAAGGCCAATATCCCGATGTAAAGCCAACAGTAAATTACCGGATTTACAGTTCAGACAATCTGAATTCTCCAATGTTTTATTTACTCGGACTGCAACTCTCCAGTGTTGCAATGAACCATAAAGCTGTGACATTCAAGGCTGAATCACCAAGATTAAATACTGCGAAGACTGGAGATATCTTTTCGCTTGATCGTTTTAGTGGTTTGAAGGGGGCTATATGAAGAGTCACGATCATTTGCTCGATAAGCAATATGACGAGGAACACTACAACTGTGTTCACTTCGCGCATGAAGCTGCAATGGATCTATATGATATTGATCGAGGAGAGGCGCTTGAGTTTTTTATGAAGCCCGTCAAAGAGAAGGTATTTCTGCCATCAAGATTGAAGTTACTAAATCCATTGCCCATGCCCAAGGAAGGCTGCATAGTCGCCTTTCACTCTAGATACCGAAACAAGCCCCCACATGTGGGGCTTTTTCGTTTGGGGCGTATTTTGCATTTGCAGGAATCAGGCGTTTCATGGATGCCAATTCAAGTCGTTCAAGCATTTGGATTTAATCGTGTGAGTTTCTATGATTAAGATTATTTATAAACAAGACCCTTTATCCGAAGACAAAACAATTGAACATGCTGAAACTTTGGGTCAATGGCTTACTTCAAAATATGACCATATGCCTGAGCATGTCCGTATTTTTCATACCATAAGCAATATGGATCATGCGGAAATTTCATTTGCGAATGAAGTCACACCGAAGAATGCATATGAATTAAAGCAGCTCGATTTCTTGCCAGGCACTTTCATTGTAATTGAGAATCCCAAGGGTATAGACCCCATAACTCTAGCTTGGATAGCGGTTGCTTCTATAGTTATGGGTGTGGCTGTTGCATTATTAATGCCTGTGCCCTCAATTACCCAAACCAACCAGAATAACAATCAATCCTCGTCTGCAAATAACGAATTATCAAACCGTGAAAATAAAACTCGCGTAAATGGTCGTATCGCAGATATTTATGGTGCCGCTCACGATACCCCTGATCTGATTACTGTGCCTTACAAGGTATATGAAAACAATGTCGAAGTAGAGCATGTTGTTGGTTGTATTGGTCGTGGTCACTATAAAATTAACGGTGCATATGACGGTGAAACCAACATTGTTGATATTGCCGGCGCATCGGTAGAAGTCTTTCGACCGGGTGTCGATATTGTCTCGGGTGAGCCATATTTCTCGCTTGGTACCGAAATTACAACTCCACCCTTAACAGTTCAGCATCAAACTTCTGTTAATGGCCAAGTTTTACGTCCTGCTGATACACAATCTTTAGAAGGTACGAACTACCTTCATTTTGCATATCCAAACGAGATTCTTCGGGCAACGGCAAACAACACAGATTTAACCACTAAGTTTGTAAGTAATGACCGCGTAGAAATCACCAATGCCTCATTCACGTTTAATGGCCAGACTTTTGATTTAAATGGTACTTATAGCGTTCTATCGGTAGCTGATGACCGTATGACGTTATCAAATCCGGCGGCCGTTAATGCTAACTGGTTAAAGCTTAAAGAGTTAAATAACCAACAAACTGCAGCTTTGTCACCAAAGATCAGTTCAATAGGTGAAAAGTGGATTGGTCCTTTCATTCTGGACAATGTTGAACGTAGCCGGGTGCTGTGTAATTTTGTGGCCACAAATGGACTTTATACCGTTTCAGCAGATGGAAATCAGGGTGCTGTAAACGTCACGATTGAAGTTGAGGTAACACCGGTAAATGAATCTGGTGCAGCCATTGGCAATCCAATGCTGAAGCAGATCATTCTAAAGGGTTCAGCAAAGTCACGTCAGACAGTTGGTGCAACGCTGGATATGGTGACTTTTCAGGGTCGCTGTAGTGTCCGTGCACGCCGTTTAACTCCAACACCGGCAGTTACCACTGTTGTTGATGAAGTAAAGTGGCAGGCGCTTTACGGGGCTTATCCTTTGCAAAGTACAGTGTATGAGCATGAAACGGTTTTTCGTGCGCGTACTTATGCAACCACTGGAGCTTTATCTGTTAAGTCCCGCAAGATCAATTTTGATCTCCAGCGAATGTTGCCGACTTATAAAAACGGGGCAATGACAACAGAGCTATATCCAACGTCTAGCTTTGCTGATGCACTAGTCTCAATGGCACTGGATGAGAAGATTGGTCGCCGTACGATTGATGAGATTGATCTGGAAAACATCTATCGCACATATAACGATGTAGTTGATTATTTTGGTACACCACTTGCGGCTGAGTTCTGTACTACGATTGATGATACAAACCTGTCTTTTGAAGAGCTGGTCACCAATCTTTGTGATGCCGTGTTTTGTACTGCATATCGGCAAAATAATAAGCTCAAGCTTTATTTTGAACGTCCAACTGATAACTCGGTAATGCTGTTTAACTTCAGGAATATCATTCCGGATAGTTACAAGCATGACCTGACCTTTGGCGTGATGGATGACTACGACGGACTGATCTATGAATACACGGATCCGACCGACGATAGTCGTATCAATATCTATTTGCCGGACAAAGGAGCAAAGAACCCGAAAGAAGTGAAGTCTGTTGGTGTACGGAACAAGTGGCAAGCTCATTTCAATGCGTACCGGCTCTGGAACAAGCTTCGGTTCCAGCGTAAATCCATTACCTTTGATGCAGCACCTGAATCAGAATTACTGGTTTTACGTGACCGGATCGCTGTAGCTGATTATCGCAATGGTATTCATCAAAGCGGGGAAGTGGTACAGCAAGAGGGTTTAATCCTCACCCTAAGCCATGATGTAGATTTCATTGCAGGCAAGAGCTATGTGATTTATTTGCAAATGGGGGATGGTACCGTGGACCTGATTCCCGTTACGCCGGGTTCAGCCAAAAATAAGGTGATTTTAGGGCGTTTACCGAACGGGGCCTTAAAGCTTAGTCCTGATGATTTTGTGAATACTATCTACACGGTGGTTAATGACGATACCAAAGGCTCATTGCCTTATCTGGTAGCGAAAAGAGAACCGGCTGACCAGTTCTCTAATACCATTACTGCAATTAATTACGATGAGCGCTATTACCTCAACGATAAAGACTTTATTGATGTACCGGTTGATGATTCACCGATCTACATTCGATATGACCAGCTTGATATTAATCTCGCACGTTTATATCAAATGCAAAGAGGTGATTTACCAACGACTGGAGAAATTAGCTTTGTAGTTGAAGCTGGTGCGCTGGTTTCAAGCTCAAGTTCTTATCGACCGGAAACCAGATTTGTCTATAAATTCAACTATAAGTCTAGTCGTGCAAAACGAGAGTATATCGTTCCAGCTGCCTCAGAATTACCGGCGATAGATACAGGGGAGTTCCCGCCCGATCTGGTGGTAAATCTGACGATTAAAGGTGCTGTTGTTGGACGTGGTGGTGATGGAGGATTGCCACATTTGGCATTTGGTGCATGGTCTACCGATCCGGATTATAACTTTACCAAAACCCGGCGTGATGGTTTTCAGGGAGCACCAGGTTTATTGAACCGGCACAGCAAACTAAACCTGATTATCGATGGAGGGACGTTAGCTCGAGGCGGCTCAGGTGGTGGAGCAACACCAAGTGGTATTTACACTAGATCATCTTATGGGGAACAGGGAATTCCTGGTGGTGCTGGAGCACCATTTGGTCGGGTCATGACTGGACAGCCGATTTCAAATGACTCACAAGATTATCGCCTCTATCTGGAGAGTTATTTATTGGTTATGAAAATCACTGATGCTGAAGCTTCGGTACCCGGTAAAGGTTACCGAACCCAAAATGACCGTTATGGATCTCCATTATCAGGGGATGGCGGAAACTGGGGCGAACGTGGTACCAAGTCTACCAATGATGGAACATGGAACTGGAAATACCATGGCACAACTGAAGGTCAGCCGGGACCGGGTGGACCTGCAATTGTTGGGGTGGCACCTCTAACAACTCAATTGATTAACGGAGGGAAAATCTTACAAACCCTTTAAACCTTAAGAGAACTTTGAGCACCCAATTCGGGTGCTTTTTTATTGTCTAAAAATATCTGGAGAAATAAATGGAACCAGTTTCTACTAGCGGTTTTACAGCATTATTAAAATTTTATGGGTTTGCAATTGTGGTGGCTTTGGCTGCGAGCTTGGTTGTAGCAGTTGTATTAATGACACGTATGCCGCGTTCACCACAAGAGTGGGCTGTAGGTTTAATCTGTACGGTTGTATCAAGTTTGGCAGGTGGTTCATTCATTATTGTGAAGTGGGGGCTTCATGAATGGGTTACTGATATATGGGGGATGATTGCACTTGGTGGATTCTTCTTTGTTTGTGGTTTACCCGGTTGGGCTTTAGTCCGCTGGATATTTAACTTTATTAACAAACAGGAAGGTAAGACGATTATTGAAGTACTTAAAGAAGTTAAGAAAGCCAAAAACGATATTACGAACAGTTAATACCGCCTTCGGGCGGTTTTTTATTATCTAAGGAAAAGTGAAATGAACATTGAACAATATCTTGAAGAGTTAATTAAACGTGAAGGCGGCTACGTCAATAACCCAGCCGATCGAGGAGGTGCTACTAAATACGGTATTACTGAAGCAGTTGCTCGAGCAAACGGATTTAAGGGCAATATGCGAGATTTACCGCTTGATGTGGCCAAAGCTATTTACAAGAAGCAATACTGGACAGCTCCGCGATTTGACCAAGTAAATGCTGTTTCTTCTGCAGTAGCTGAAGAGCTTCTAGACACTGGTGTGAATTGCGGTACCGGATTTGCAAAACCTCTTTTACAACGAGCTTTGAACTTGCTTAATAACCAAGGTAAAGCTGGATATGCAGATTTAGAGGTTGATGGTGTTTATGGCTCAGCAACGCTAGGTGCCCTTAAAACATACTTGTCAAAACGTGGGAAAGAAGGTGAGAAGGTTCTGGTGCGAGTGCTCAATATTATGCAAGGGCAACGCTACATTGAAATCTGTGAGCGTAATCCAAAGCAGGAACAGTTTTTCTATGGCTGGATTGCTAACCGGATCGGCTAGCATGAAAATCTTTCACAGTAAGCGAACTAAGTTTGCTTCGATTATTACTGTGCTGTGTATTCTATTATCGGGCTGCACAGCCCATACGATCAAAAATAATATTAGAGTCAGCATTTGCGTACAGTGTGTTGTTAATTGACATTTTGTACCAACTACCTAAGGTTGGCCAAAGCAGCTGCAGTATTTGGCCAACTTCTCGATATTAATTTAAGTTATTGAAAAATAGTAACTAGAGAAAAAATAACATTTATGTTTGATTGGCATTTTGTATCAAAAAATAGAAGAGTAATTAAAATAGCCTTTTTCTTCTGAGAATAATTTTGCGCAAAAATATCAATATTAAGCAAATATGAGCATAAATTTGCGCAATACACTTAACTTACTTGAACGATGGATTGATGTATCATTATTAAAATTACTTTGAATTATTGTTATGTCTTCACAGTTAATCAAAATTCATTATCATGCATATTCTCGCGTTGCAGATCTATTAGCAGATCTAGATAAGAAAGGAGAGGTCACTAAAATTTATGACCTCAATGGCAACGAATTAAAAATTAATTTCTTGCGTGACGAAGTTTATTATAAAAAAGTCTGGTGGCATTTTCAGAAGAAGCAAGGCGGTTAAACCGCCCAGCTATCCACAATATTAGCCCAGTCCTGTAGCATTTTTCGCCTGCTTTCTAAATATTTGGCATGGTTATATGTGGCCCTAGTTTTATTACCATCTGCATGCGCTAATTGTTTTTCAATCCATTTGTCATCGTAATCCTTTTCATTTAACAAGGTTGATGCAGTGGCACGAAAGTCATGAGCAGTGACATCAGACAAGCCAATGTAATCGAGCATTTTATTCATTGTAGTAGCGGAGAGCATCCCATCTTGATAGATGGCTGGAAAAACATATTCACGATTACCTACAATGTTGCGCTGTTCTTGAAGAATATTAAAAACTTGGTCAGACATAGGAACGATATGAATACGTTTCTTTTTCATCATCTCTTTTGGGAATGTAATTGTTCTAGCTTCAAAATCAACATATTCCCATTTCATGCGGCGGATCTCGATAGTCCTGAGCATAGAGTAGAGCATTACAAGGCCAGCATTTTTAACTGTAGTAGATCCACCATAGCTATTTAATTTATTTCTAAGTTGCACAGCCTCATATTTTTCCATGGGTCTGGCATGTTCTATTTCGGGACGTTCTACAACGTTTTTAACGGCATAGGTTGGATCATAGTCGGCTCTAAGTGTGGCGATTGCATAACGCATTACGCCGCCAATAAAAGTACGATTTTGAATTGCTGACACTTCGCCAGTACCATGGTTTTTTTGACGCTTAACTCGTGCAATCGTCTTTTTCATGATAGTCAAAACGTCTGCTGAGGTGACTTCTTTAATATCCTTATCACCAATAACTTTTAAAATATCTTTATCTAAGGCGCGTTGAAAAGCTTCTTGATACCTTTCTGAACGATTATTTAATTTTTCTGCTTTATATTCTGCAGCAACATGTTTAAAGAGAACCCTATTGTCATACTCATCAGATTTAGCCTTTTTTTGGTTTTCTTTTTCTTCAACTGGATTTATACCGCTTGCAACTAAAGATTTAGCTTCATCTCTTTTAGTACGGGCTTCAGCTAATCCCACAATAGGGTATTCACCTAAGCTCATCATTTGTGTTTTTTTGAGCCATTGAAAACGATAGCGCCAATACTTCTTGCCATTAGGTTTTATTTCAACACACAAACCATCGGAATCACCAAGCCTATAAAGCTTTTCTTTCGGTTTTGCACTTCTAATTTTTGAGTCACTTAACAT